AGCATTTATTGTCAACTAGTATGCTAAATGTAATATAATTACACTAATTAATATAAAAAAAATAAGCCGAAGCTTATTTTAAAATTCTATAAGTTAATTTTATTTTTAATTGTGTCTTGTAAAATAAGACTAATTTTGCTATATTAGGATTTGGATTTTTGAAACATTTTTTAAATGCTTTTTCTGAATCCGTAAGATATTTTGAAGTTTCAATTTTTTTTCTATTGCTTAAATACCAATATTTGAAGTTTTTGAAGTTAATATTGTGATGTAATATTAACTTCATAGCTTCATCATTCAAATTAATAGAATTAGAGTTTTTTTTAATTGTTTTATTCATAACCTAATCAAGCCTTTCTATTATAATTTTATTTTCTGATTCTTCATATAAAATAAATATATCATTTTCAGATAGATTCATTTTTTTAATAAGATGTATGGGAATAGTAACAACAAAACTATTCCCAACTTTCCGTATTCTTTTTTGAATATTATTTTTTCGTTTTATCTTTTTCATTAGTTTTTTCCTCCTTCTTTTCCTGCTTTTTTTCATTAGTTTTTTGTGTTTTATCAGTCTTTTTATTATCTTTATCAGTCTTTTTATTATCTTTATTTTCTGAGCTATTTTGATTAGTTTTTTGACTATCTTCTTTTACTTCTGTATATTGCATTTCAATAATTTTTTCATCTTTATTATTATTATTATTTTCTTCTTTCTTTTTTAATTTAAGTTGAATAGTTTGTTTTATACCTAAAATAATAGTATCAACCATATTTTTAGGTATATTTGATATTGTAGTGTTTTCTTTTAATTGACCTCTTTTAATCAATGCGTTTATAACATATTCAATAATTTTATATTCTTCTTCAGAAGATAAATTATTATTATCTGCTTGCATAGCCTTGTAAAATTGATCTATATCGTTTTTATCAGCAAACAAAGGTTTTGGATCTTTTTTGTTTTTATCATCAATTGGAATATCAATAATATTGTCCTGATTAACGTCGACGCCAATTTCTTCGGAGCTATACACTCCTTTGAAATCTTTTGTAAATAATTTTCTTGCACCAGAGGCAATTGCACATTTTACAATCATGGTTGCTGGCATTTCTGCCCAGTTTTTCAAGGGTTTTGTTTTTTGTGATTTTTTATCATAATATTCTTTATAAAACTCAGAAAAAGTAACGCTCCATTCAAATTCTGTCTTCCAATCGCTACGTTGTGCCTTGAACCATGCCCCAACTATCTGTTCGCCATGATTTTTAAGATAAAATGTTCCTGTTCTTTCAGTCACATTATTATCTTTCAACAAAATTAGTCCTGCCTTCCATCCTTCGCATAGAGGATGTTCGTCAAGTCTGTTAGTAAAAACATCAATGCCAACAACCATTTGAACATTATCACCAAATTTGATCAAATGGGCTTCTCCTAAAAATGGATTTAACCTTTGATATTGGCACAATTTAATGAATGAATATATTTCCATTTCAGTAAAATCTTTTCCTTTAGCAATTACATTTCTTACTATGTCCAAACTTAATTGGACATTTCCGTTCTCACTTTCATAAGTTACATTACAACCTTTAACTATATTATTCATATTCTTTCTCCCTTCAAGCCTTTATTTAACTCTATTATATAATAAAAATATAAAAATGTATATACATTTTAGTAAAATAGTTTAATAGTTTTATTTGACTAATATGTAAAATAGCTTTATAATTACGGTGGAGGTGATCTTCTTGACAAAAGAAAAAGAAACAACTTCGCTAAATGTGCAAATTGAAGATGATTTATATATTGAATTTAAACTTATTTGCACTAGGAATAAGCTTAAAATAAAAAATGAAGTAAAAAAAGCTATAGAATTATACATAAAAAATTATGAGAAGGGAGAATTTCTAAAAATTGTTAATAATAAAAATAAATGATAGTCTATCAAATATTTTATCATCATTAGTTATTCCAATATACATAGTATTATTAGTTTCGTCATTTTTATTTGTTGTTTCTAAATTTTTAAAGGCTATATTTGAAATTGATAAATTTAGAAACAAAACTAAATCATTAGTTAAGGACATGGATGAAGCTTATAAATTCATGAACGAAACAATTCATCTATTTAAGCATAATCAAAAAAAAATGTCTGAAGAAATGAAGATAATCTCAGAAACAATGGAAAAAATTAAAGTAAGATTAGAAAACTATCTTAATTTAATTGAAAAAAAATAATGAAATGGAGGAATGAAAAATGGCACATAAAATTTATTTATCTGCATCAACTCAAGAAAAAAACAAAGGTGTTGGCAGTTACGGAACAGAAGAGCAAAGAATGTTTGTTCTTCGTGATTTAACCGAACAGTTAATTAAAAATGGAAATGAAGGTAATAAATTTAATATTAAGAAGAATAGTAATAAAAACTCGTCTTTATCAGATATTGTAAGAGCTTCAAATAATTTTGCTCCAGATACACACTGGGCATTTCATACCAACGCTGGTGGCAGTCGTGGTTGTGAAGTATATTACAGTTATTTGAACACAACTAATAAAGGTAAAAAAGCCGCTACACTCTGGTATAATGAAATTTCCCCAATTACACCGACATCTGATCGTGGAGTTAAGAAAGACAATACAGTATATAGTAATGGTTTTTATGAATTAAGAGCTACAACAGCCATTACAGTATTATGTGAGTTTATATTTCACGATAATATAAATGATGTAAATTTCTTTCTTGCTAATATATCTAAATTTGCATTAGGAACAGCCAAAGCTATTTATAAGTATTATGGTTATACTTATAAATCAAAAAATGATGCTAAAGATGATATAAAAAAATATGATGGTATTTTAAAAATTGCATATGATAATGGCTGGTTTACTGGAAAAGATTATAAAGAATCAACAAATGTTGATTTTGGTAAACTTTGTTGGATACTTAAACAGTATGAAGAAAATTATTTAAATAAATTATATAAGAAAAAATAAAATAAATATTAAAAAAACGAGGAATAATTATTCCTCGTTTTTTTATATCATACTTTTTTTTCTTTGAAATCAGTTAATAAAAAGCCGCCAGATGCGATTAATGATAATACTATACTAACAATATTATCTATATTATCATTATTAATTTTTATTACATTGCTTTCATTTAAAATAAGAATAATTAAGGTAACTAAGGAAGCTATAAATTTTTTATTTTTCAAAATATTTTTTAAGACTTTCATATAATCATCCTTTCAATATAACTTCGATCAATTTTTTCAGTTTATCAATTAAACCAATTAAACTACCGCCTATTGCTCCAAACATTATACCTAAAGCGGTAAACTTTCTAATACTAATATTTTCTTTAGATTTTATATTACAATCTTCTTTAGTAACAAAATTTGATATTTGAATCTCAATTTTATCTGTCTTTTCAGAAATATGTTTTATTAATTGAGTATTATTATTTTCAATTTTCATATCAACTTTTTCAAGAATATCAATTACCTTAAGCAATAATTCGTCTTGTCGCATTTTGTTTACCCTCTATATTTATTTTTTATGAAGTGCTTACATCAACAGGAGTTAATTTTATATATGATCCGCTAGCATAAACAGTTATTGCACTAGCATTACTTGTATATTGAGACCATTGCAGTCTAATTAAGCCTCCTGTTGGGCTGGCTCTTACTAAAAATCTTTCTTCAATGAAAGTTGGTTGTGATCCAGAAGCAGCCAATCCATAAGCGACAGCATCAGCATCATGATATAATGCTGACTTCATATTTGTATCTTTTGAATCTGTATTTGATTGAGCTGGCCCTAAATTTCCTCGATATGACAATAATGCTGTGTTTACAAGTTGCCATGCTACCTTTAAATCTGGAGTTGTACTTACACATCTTGCAGATAAATGTAAATAAACTTCATACACTTGATCGGCTCTTAAATATGCCCATAAATACTCATCATTTTGCAATGTTGTATTGCTTGATAACGTTTGATTAGAAACTTTTTTTATAATAGTTGGTCTTGTTTCATTTACTAAATGTAATTGATTCATACTATTAGAAATTGCAAAATCAACTAAAAGTCCAAAAGCTGTTTCAGCGACACCAAGATATATATCACCAGGGCTTGTAAATGTCGTTTCATATTCGCAAATTGCTAAATTTTCACCGTTTTTATAACCTAATACTCTTATGCTATCATTGTATTTTTCAAAAAATATAATGATTTTATTGTTAAATTCAATAATTGTATCAAAAGGATATGTCGTATTAACTGCCGCTCCTCCATTTGCTACCGATAAAACTAATTCGCTTGTACTAGCATACACTTCGGCATAGTGTGTTGAATCAATATAAAATGTCATGCTTGGTAATCCATCTTGTAGCTTGCAAGTCCATTCAAACTTAGCGACAAAACAATTAACATTTTCATAAATCAACATTCCATTTTTATAATAGCCCGGAGTAAATGGCGTTTCAAAGTTATCAGGATTTAATTTTATAATTCCTAACTTCTGTACTTGTTGACCAACGTCATCAACTACCGTCCATACTGGAAATGATTGTGAAAATTGATTTTCCCAGCCTGAAGCTACTCCAAAATATTTTTGAAATGGATTAAAATAATCTGAATCATCTGGATCATGTCTAACCATTTGCATATACTGCAAAACGATATATTCATTTTGATAACCAGCATTATAATCCATTTGTATTTGCCAAAAATCTATATTATTCCAATTTGGCGAACCACTCCAAACATAAAAGCCAGATTTTGGCGCCCATGCAACATTCCATCCAGTATCAAATCCCCATGCATCTACTTCGAAATCATATTCATAAGTGCTAGAAATTGAAGTATCACCGATATTAAGATATAAATATCCTCCTGAATATGCTGCTATGTCTGATATATAGAACATTATAAAAATAAAATCATCTGTACTTGATGCACTTTCATCCAAAAACTCTGTTAAATTAAGTGCATCAATATTATGGGCAAAATCGAAATAATCCGCAGTTGCTATTGGAATTAAAGACTTTAATCCTCTTTCACCTAAAAAAGCATCACCGCCATACACTGAATCATTTGATAATGTACCAGTTGGATCATTATTCAAATAATCTGAATAATTAGATTGAAAAGTATCAATATCTTTTGTATTTCTTTGTCTAAAATATTTTAAATATTCTTTTAATTTAAAACTTGCACTTCTAGCCAATTCCTTGTCAGCTAAATTTACAACACCTTCTAGAGCATTTAAATTAGCTGCATTGATTGGCGGCGATGCTCCATCAATAAAAGTTATTTCTGAAAAATCATTAAAAGCAGTCATATTAATGCTCCTTCCTATTATTTTTTATTTCTATTGCTTCTTTTCTTGTATTTGCATTTTTATGAGAGCTTGTTGGCTTTTTAGTCTTTTCTATTGCATTTTTTTTAACTAATGGATTAACCATTTCCATCTTGTATCTAATTATAGTTATTTTTTTAGGTTCTTTTGAATCTTCTTTTAATTGATCTTCTTTTTTTAATTTTGGATTATCAATTTCTAATAATTCAACATAGAAATTAAGTTTATCTTTTATCTGATCAATATAATTTTTGCAAAAATTTTTATAAAATTCTTCAACATATTTGGGATCATTTATTTTATTTTTATCTATCTGAGCATCCATTTGAAAGATCATTGTCTCTACCCCCTTGTAAATTCATCTTCACGAACAAAATTTATTTGTTCGGTTGCAGTTTTTGATTCTACAGGATTTAAAACTATTCTACTAATCATTAACCCTGTATCTTTTCCGCTACCCTCTGTCCAATTTATGGATTGACTGCCGCAGAAAAAACCAATTTCTTTAATTGTTACAATTCCGCTCAAGTCTGTAGGCTCAGTGTCAAGTAATATTGATGTAGATGTTATAATTCCAGTTCCTGTCTTTATTTTTGATATAATTGGAACTCTATAAATTTCATTAACTAATTTTGTCATAGTATCTAAATTTGCGGTATTATCATCACCAATTGCAACATGCTTTAACAATAAGTCAGTCTCTCCATCACCATAAAGAGTTTTTATTACTTCATCCAAAGCACTATTCATCAATCGATTAAAGATAATTCTATTTGTTATAATTTTATTAGTTCTTATATCTTTTTTTATTAATCTAATCTTTCCTATCCAGCCATGTTTTTCTTTTATTTTAATCATAAAATCACCTCTAATCTAATCATATTCAGTTCTAGTGGTGTCAATAGTTCCCGGAAATAATAAATTTGATGGATATAGTCCACCGGGATCATCTTCAGGGTATAAACAATCAAGTTTAGTAATAACAACGGTTCCATTCCAGTCTTGTTCCTCATTTATATTATAGGCTTTTTCAACGAGTGCATTCTCTCTTAAAGTGAATTCTTTAGTTTTTGCCATCCACTCTTTGAAAAAATTAACGAATCCACCAATTTGAGTACCATCTACAAATGTAGCACTTTTTAGAAGAGGCAAGTTATTTCCAACATCTTCAATTTTTAAGTTTCTTACTAAATATCCTCCACCTTCTGAAGTCAAAGAGTTAATGCCGAAGTTTGGAAAAATTGTATCGCAAATTTGACCATTTTTCCAATTGTGATTATATGAAGCCAACATTATTTTATTTGCTACGCTTGAATATCTATCTAATAATGCTTGTGCTTTTTCCTCTGCAATAACTATTCCTTCAATACTTGCTCCACTTTCTACATCTTCGTACAATCCTGAACCACCTTCGATTGTCTTTCTTTCATTTATAGAATCTTCATCATCTTTAACCACATCAATTGAGTATTGTCCAAAATATTTCAGGACTAAAAATTGTCCAGTTGTAAGAGCTTCTTGATCCTGATCTTGTGTAATTGTATTCTCAGCTTTTGACCAATACCAATACATGTCAGAATCCAATCCATTAATTCCGACATATCTAGGATCGACTAAATCTTCATCTCGTGGATTATTTTTATATCTTTCTATAGTAATATATATTTTAGGTTTATTATTTAATTTAAATCTTACATAGTAACTTCTATTATCATCTGGGTTTGGGTTTGCTACCTCGGTTAATTCATCTGTTACGGCTTTTACGCTCTTTAGAATTTGCTTATTTCTTAACTCTGAAATATCTTGCCCAATTTTTAAACTTCTCCATAAATAATTCGTATTTTCTCTAATTTCTGGTCCTATATTAATTGTTCTATCATCAAGGTAAAACTTTTTATTTGCATCAATATACCATTGCCAGCCTATAAGCTCTACAAGCTCATTGAACAAAGTAGAGCAATAAACATAAGGGCAATTAACCGATATTTCGTTTAATGTTTCATCAATAGAATCATCATCATACCATATCCCATCATCTGCCAAGTAATTATCAATTACATCTTTTATTAAATCTGAAATTTTTAATTTGGGATATGATTCATTAACAAGCCTTCTATCGCAAATCTCGTTATAGTCTACACAAGTAATTGATTGAATTGTTGTTGGTTTTTGATTAATTTTTTCAATGTCTGGCGTATCAATTTTACCACCATAAATTAATGTTCCATTTTCCCATACTTTTACATCTTTTCCGCAAACAGATTGAAAATAAAATAAATTACCTGTTAGATTTTCATCAATTAGATTGAAACTGAGTACCCCACGAGTACCAGTTTCATCATAACTAATATTTAGACTTTTACTTTCAACTTTTACTCCTGAAGGCAAAAATTGATTATCAATCTTTAAAACAAATGACATTAGAATTTACCTCCATATCTTCTTAAGACATCTTTCATATGTCGCATGAAATCATTCATATCTTTGATTCCATTAAAATTAAAATCTCCATTAAAAGAAATACCTTGATTATTATTTGTGTTCGAAGTTTGTGGAGCAATTGACTTATTATTTAACATTAAATCTTTTAGAAAAAAATCTCCGACAGCTAAATTAGCTTTTGCAAGACTTTTTTTAATTGGCCCTGCAAAGTTTAATTTATCTAAATCTCTAAGCGGTCCTTCTTTTGCTGGTGAAAATGGTAATAAATCTCTTAATCTTTTAACTAAGCTTTTTAACGCTCCAACCGCTGCACCAGCTGCCGCATTAATACCGTTTTTAATTCCATTAACGATTGCCATTCCTGAGGAATAAGCAGATGAAGCAATACCTTTAATTTTACTTTTTATATTACTAACCATGCTAGAAATAGTGCTTATTGCCTTTGATTTTATGCTGTTCCAAGCCGAACTAAAAGTATTTTTTATACTATTTAAAAGACTTGAAATTCCGCTTCTTAAACTGCTAATTTTGCTTTTAACTGAACTAATTAATGAGCTTACAATACTTGAAACTTTAGATTTTATACTATTCCAAATTGAACTAAATACGTTTCTTACTGCATTAAAAATTGTTGATACATTACTTTTAAATGTGTTAAAACGACTTATTGCAAGTTGTATTAATGCACTTACAATTTTTGAAATATTAGATTTCATGTTATTCCAAGCTGCTATAATGGCATTTATTAAAGCTACTATAATTGAATTAGCCTTAGTTTGTAAATTTATGAAAAATTCAATAATTTTAGTAACAAATCCAATAATAATTTCTAAAACTCTTGCCGGAAGAGTTAAAAACCATTCAATTATTCCATTAATCATATCTGGCACAATTGATCCACCAACTAAAGTTTCGTATAATCCAGTAAAAAAACCAACTATTCCTTCGACAAATCCTGAGACTAAATCAATTATAGCAACAACAATATTTCCAAAAAAGTCTAGAATACTATTCCACATATTTTGAAAACTTTCATCAACCAGCTTCCAATTACCTGTAAATAGTCCAACTAATACGCCTAAAGCTCCACCAATAAATGAGATAACATTCATAATAGCAGCAATAACATTGTCGATCGCTTTGACGATTCCGTTAAAAAGACCTACAATTATTCCAATTATTGCAGCTATAGCACCGCCTATAACCATTCCTAGCCCTTTAAATATCGTAACAACTGGACCTATTACAGCTTTTATATTTTCAAAAGCTTTTTTGATTGCATTAACATTAAATTCTTTGAATGAATCTGAAACTGCTTCTTTAACATTAGCAAAACCAGCAGCAATTACACTAACAAAACCGCTTACAGCTCCTATAATTCCACCAATAACTGTAGTTACTACAGTTTTAATTGAATTAAAGGCATTCATAAATCCATCTTTAAATGAAATAATTTTGTCTCTGATCTCAATCATTTTATCTCTAAATTCTACAAATCCAATAACAGCTTGATGTATTTTTGCCATAGTCTCACTTGGAACTAAATTTTTCATGTTATTTATAAAATCACCGAAATTACCAGTTGCAATTCCTTTTATTAATCCCATAAGAGCTCCTTTTATACTATCAGCATTTTCTTGAATGAATTTTGCGGCTTCTCTTAATTTAGAAATAATTCCATTAAATTTTTCAAATATAGCTCCCCGAACTTTTTCAGAACTCAACATTAATCCTACAAAAGCAGTGACAAGTCCACCAATAACACCGATTACGGCTAGAATTGGCACTGTAACTGTGCTTATGATCGCAGTAAAAGCCGCTATTACTGTACTTACACCACCAATAATACCACCTAGAACGCCAATGGCTGTAGCTATACCCACAATAACTGGTCCGATTAGTGCCGCCATTGCTGCAAATCCAGCGACTAATTTTTGTTGAAATGGATTTAAAGATGCAAAAGCATTTCCGACAAATTCAAAAGCCTTAACTAATGTTTCTAATACTGGAACAGCCACAGACTTTATAACATCAAAAAACTTTATTAAATTAGCTTGTAAAGCTGATAAAGCGGCATTCCATTTAAAATCTACCGTTTCGCTTGCAGCTTTAAAAGCTTTATCGAGTGATCCAGTAGAATTTTTAACAGCATCAAAAGTTTTCTTATTACCTTCAAGATTATTTCCCATCAAATCAAGTACTCCCATTAATGCTCTAATATTTGGGAATACTCTTGCCATTGCTTCTTCTCCGTATTTATTGGTCATTTCTCGCAAATCCATAAGGGCTTGAAGTAGACCCTCTTCTTTAATTTTTTTCCTCATTTCTGAAGAACTAGTTCCCATTGCTCGAAGTTGTTCTTCAGCTTGTTTGCTAGGTTTAATTAATCCAGCCATAATGCTCTTTAATTGAGTCGCTGCCTCGGCTGCGTTAGTACCTGTTTTTGTCATTGCTGCTTGTGTTGCAGCTACTTGATCAAATGTTACTCCCAACTCACTAGCTAGTGGTAACACTGCTCCCATTGTTGCTGCTAGTTCTGCCGCCTCTGCTTTACCTTCACGAACCGCAGCGACTAAAATATCAGTTGCTTGTCCTGCACTTAAATTTTCTATTCCATAAGCATTAACCGCAGATGTTACAAGATCGGCAATGGTTTTAGTCTCGCCTAATCCTGCGGCACTTGCTTTCGCAGACTTTTTAAGAACATCTAAGGCATCAGCTCCTCTTAATCCAGCACTTGTAACGAAAAACATTGCTTCGGCTAGTTCTTTCGGTGGCTTTGCTACCTCTGGCGACATACTTAATATGTCACTTTTCCATGAATTAACCTGTTTTTGAGATACGCCAACAAGTCCAACGACTTTTGACATTTCCTTTTCAAAATCTTTGCCGAATTTTGCGGCGGCTAAAACCCCAGCAGCTAAAGGAACAGTAATAAATTTTGTGAGACTTTTTCCAACTGTCATCATTGAGCTTGAAACACTTTTCAATGAATTGCTAATTTGACCAGCAAAAGCAGACCCCATTCCTCTAGCACTTGCCAAGCCGCTCTGGAATGGGGAAAGATCGGCATCTATCGGAGCGGTTACTCTTCCAACAATAAACATATAAAAACTCCTTTTTTTTGCCAATAAAATCTATTCGATTATTTTATAATTACTTCTTCAGCTTCAACAAAATTTCTATTTTCTTTATCGTTATACCAACGATTATATGCTGAATCCTCTGGAAGTCCTCTAACTAGTATTAAAAACTTCCTCCAAGTAATTAAATTATTTTTATGTATATAATTTAAATCTAAATCATAAAATCTTTTAAAATCAGCTTCTAAGCTTCCCCATGCCCAAATTATTATTTTTGGATTTGGATTTTTTTTTCTGATATATGACCAGATTTACTTGTATCCATATGATATCCCCATTCGTCTAATATTTTGGGAACTATGTTTTCATAAACAAACATCATAGATATTCGATTGTCTCTAGACTTTTCTAAATTTTCAATAAATCTTTTCCCAAACATTAATTCTATAAAAGGCATTATTTTATCATCATCCATAATGACAGTCCATTGTCCTTTTATTTTCTTGTAACAATTTCTTAGGAAAAAAGTTGAAAAATTAAAAGGCATTTTTTTAGGTAAAAAATAAGTTTTACCCAAAAGCTTTATTTCTATTTTTTGTTTGTTTTCTTCTCTTAATGCTTGATCAAAATCTAAAACAAGATTATTACTTTGTCTTTCTGTAATTTCTTCTTGTTTTTCATCTAAAAATTTGATTCTATCGGCATTATTATTTAAATTATTAGACATTTTAAACTCCTTTTATCTTTTTATTGCTTAACTACCTGGGGTTATTTCTACTTTAGAATTAATTCTAAAACTACCCTTATAAGTATAAACTCCGCTTGTATCTGCTCCTTCTTCATATGAAGTAAAAAAGCCACTTAAAGACCAGCCATACCCAGTATTACGAGTACTTTTTAATGTTATAATTTTCCCTTGATCAACTGCATCTTTTAATTCACTTTGTCCATCATCTAATCCACTTGTTGATGATTCAATAGTTATTCCTTCAATATCCGCAGTTTCCGAAACTGCAATTGATGTAAATACTTGATGTAAAACATCTGTTCCGGGGACAATATCTTCTGATCCAGTAATATCCTGTTCAGAAACCGAAACTTTTCTATTAAAAGAAGTTATTTTGCTTACGACTTGACTATCTACCTCAATGACAGTTCCAGCGAACTTTACTTCACCTTCGACATTATCTGGACTTGCCATTAGAATAGGCAAAACAGGAGATAATAAAATGGTTTTCAAAGTTTTCTTAAAAATATTAAAAGCTTTATTTGATAGCATAAAAATCCTCCTTTCTTATAATCTATACTTATTGCCTGTACTTTGTACTCGGCAATTATAAGTAACTGCGTATTCTGTTCGATTTTTTTCATCTTTCCCTAGGTTTTCTGGTGGCTGATCTATAAATACAGCACTAACAATCGGACCACCAGATATTAGAGGAGTACCACCAAACCCCATAAAGTATTTGTGAATATTATAAGCAAGTTCTTTAGCTGCCGCTTTGCTTGAATTTCTTGTAATAACTTGAAGTCCAAATAGATCAACTGATAAGCTGCTTGACTCGTCAATTTGTGGAGCATTAACATCAAAAGCAGTTACACAGTTATCAGGACTTAAAGGCTGAAAATTATCAAATAAATCAGTTCCAACAACTCCGAATCCTTCTTCTTCAAGCCACTCAATAAAATTATCGGCAATCATAACGCTCCTCCTATTCCATTTCTAAGATTAGATAAAAGTTTATTCTTCGCTAATCGATTGAATGGATCCCTTAAATAGAATCTTTTTCGACCATGTTGGAAATTTGCGTTTTTTTCATGCCATCTAATAGCGTAAGGAATTACAGGATATCCAGTAGAAGGTCCACCACCAAAACAAGCACAACCAGCAGCTTTCCCATCAGGAGACATTTTCGCTACTCCTGTATTTCTTAGTGTTCCTTCATCCAATGGAACTTCGTCTTTTCCTGCTTGAACTACAGCGTCACAAGTTTGAAAAACTGCCGCTCTTGCTGCCTGATTCATTATTCTTGTTAATTCACTGCCTCTCCAAATACTCCAACCACCTAAACCCATAATATCACCTCACCATAACTTCAAAATGATGTGTTTTTCCTGCTTGTAATGGATGATCAATAGGATCAATTTTTAATACTTCCATATCTGTTCTTGTTTGTGGACTTGTTTGATCAATTTTCCAATATGGATAATTTATATCAATTCCACAATCATCTTTTAAGAAAACAATTGCGGTCGATAAGATTTTTTCACCTTTTTCATTGATTATTAAATTATTACCATATTGAACAAATCCCTTTAAGGTATCATCACTTGAAAGAACTGAAAAATCGCCAGCAGCATTTCTTTGCATTTTTTTTAAAATTATTGAATGATTCATCATTTTATTGAAAGCTGCTATACTCATTTTAAACCAACTCTTTTCTCAATTATTCCAGACGAAATTAGAATTGAATCAACATAACCCATTGACTCGGGAAGTTTTGATCCTGTTGAATTTTTTGATTTTGAAACACTAAATCGACCTAGTTTTAAGTTATCTTGTGAATTTGGAGTATTATTATTATTAAATAATTCGGTTATCATTGAAGCTATCCATAATTGTATAGCTTCTTTTTGCCCTATAGTAACTTCTATTTTATAATTCGTATTAGAAACATTAACATAATTATAATCATCAGATAACAAACAAGGTGATACATACCAAGTCGATTTACTTGTATCAATCTTATATCCGTTTTTGTAAATTCCATAGTTTCCTATTCTATCATCTA